CATCGATCCCGGTGCAATCAACTATCTCTCTCCCGGCGAGAAAATGGAGATGTTCAAAAGCGATCGCCCAGGCGGAGCGTTCGGAGAGTTCGTGCGTCTCGTTCAATCGCACATTTGTATGTCGGTTGGCTTGCCCTACGGCTTCGCATTCGATGCTGACAAGTCCGGCCCGATGGCCCGCATGGAGGCTGCGATGGCCGAGCGCACATTTGCGCGTTGGCGCAGGCTCTTGGAATCACAGTTCCTTGATAGGATAAAAAATATTATCTTACTCGATGCGCAATCTCGCGGCCTGCTTCCCGACAACGAATTCCTTCTTGATGGCCGCTGGTGCTGGCCTGCGAAAGTATCGATTGATTATGGCCGCGAAGCCAATGCCGACATTGCTTTGTGGAAGGCGGGACTCAAAACCGCTGGGCAGATTTACAGCGACATGGGAGAGGATTACGAAGAAGCCTTCCGCGCTCGGGCGAAGGAAGCAGCGATGATTGTTGATCTCGCTGACGAGATGGATATCCCGCCGCAATACATTTCCGATTCGGTGCCGATGCCGAAGCGCGATGAAGCGCAGCCTGTTGATGCGCCCGCCGCAGTCACGGCTCCCGAAATTGTCGCACCGGAAATTGTCGCACCGCCGCAAGTTGAAGCTTTCGAATTCCAAGCCGATCAACACAAGCCCACCAAGGGCATGATCGAAGAAGCCAAGCGTGGACTTGAGTGGCGGCGTGAACACAATCGCGGCGGAACCGCCATCGGCGTTGCCCGCGCTCGCGACATCTCCAACGGCGACAATCTTTCCGACGATACCGTGAAGCGCATGCACTCGTATTTTTCGCGCCACGAAGTCGACAAAAAAGGCAAGGGCTTCTCGCCCGGCGAAGACGGCTTCCCGTCCGCAGGCCGCATCGCTTGGGCGCTCTGGGGCGGGGATGCTGGGCAGACTTGGGCGGCGGCGAAGGTTGAACAGATCAACCGCAGCAAGAAGCTTGAGCGCAAAACCAAGATCACCGCAGACATCAAGCGCAACGATCACGGGCAGGCCATGGGCTTTGAGCGCAAAGTCGAGCTTGTGATGCCGACGCCCGAAGGCAAAGAAGAGCAAGAAGATTTTTATGATCGCTGTATGGCCGATGACACTATGAACTCAGAATATCCAGACGACAAACAACGCTTCGCGGTGTGCCGCGTGCAATGGGAAGGGGCATCCAAATGATCGCGCAAGGAATCGCGCTTGAAGCAAAGCGCCAATTTTTGGTTGGCATGCACCAACCAACCGACACCTACAAAATCGCGCTGTATAGTTCCCGCGCACAAGTCGGGCCAGCAACGAAGCACTACACGCCAGAAGGCGAAGTGGCAGGTGCTGGCTATGATCGCGGCGGATATGTGCTGGCGGGGTTCAAGAGCGGCATGGCGGGTGCGAATGCCTATGTCACTTTTGATGATCTCAAGATCGACCGAGCCACCTTCACGGCGCACGGGGCGTTGATCTACAATGCCAGCAAAGAAAACGCTGTGCTTTGCACGCTCAACTTTGGCGCAGATCGGCCTGTGTTCGATGGCGCTTTCGAGTTAAAATTTCCTACACCCACAGAAAAAAACGCTTTGATTTTACTCGCATGATCGGAGCAAACATTCCAGCACCACCGGCATCCGCAGGAACAAAGACGCTATGCACATTTACAGCGCGAGATAATCAACCGACTGCCGTAACATTCGCGACACTCGACACGCGCAACAGCATCGCGGTGCTGGATTTTGATGATACAACAAACGAGTTTGCCGTCTTCTTGGATGGTGTGCCAGAGGGGGCCAATCTCTCAAGTGGCATTGTTATCCGGCTCAAATGGACGGCAACAACGGCCACAAGTGGCGCGGTGCGTTGGGGCGCGGAAATTATGAATCTAGATACGGATATCGATTCAAATTCTTTCGATACGGCCACAGAAGCTAATGGAACCACGGCGGCTACAAGCGGCGTTCCAAATCTCACCGCGATCACTTGCACCGCGATTGATTCCATTGCGCCAGGTGATTTTTTCCGTTTGCGGGTTTATCGCGATTCCGCCGATACAGGCAACGACACCATGACAGGCGATGCCGAGTTGATCGCCGTCGAAATCAGGAGCGTGGCGTAATATGGCTTACGAGTTTAATGGCACAAAAAGCTTAACCACATCCTCTACTCCCGCAAGTGGGACTCCATACACAATGGCGTGCTGGTTTAAGTCTGATACTGTTGGTGGAGTAAATACCGCAAATGGAGGCGCTTTAGTTTGCTTAAATCAAAGCAGCAATTCTTCTTTTCAATTTTTAGTTTTATTTAATTCGCAGGTCGGAATAAATTCAGCTAACTCGGCAGGCGCTCAAGTTGGTTTTTTAGCGGCAACTGCAAATTTTACAACAAATGTGTGGGGACACGCTGCGGGAGTTTTTGAATCCTCCACTTCAAGAAGTATATTTTTCAACGGAGGAAATAAGGCAACGCAAACACTTTCAAGCACGCCTAGTGCTTTCAATCAAATAACAATCGGCGCAAGAAGGAGCCCCAGCATTGGCATTTATCACGACGGATTGATTGCAGAAGCCGGAATCTGGGATGTCGCCCTTACCGACGCCGAAGTCGGTTCGCTCGCCAAAGGCATGACTTGCGACAAAGTGCGTCCGCAGAATCTCGTCTTCTACGCCCCGCTCGTCCGCGATCTCAACGACCAAAAGGGCGGCTTGACCATCACCAACAACAACGCCGCAACAGTTGCCAACCACACAAGAGTTTATGCTTAAACTGTATTTCAGAAAATCCGATCCGAGCGATCTGCGCGAGCTTGATCTCGCGACATTTGGCAACAACCCGAAAAAAGATCAATGGCAACTCGCACCTGCAAAGCCGAGCGCTGAAGCCGCGTGGGCTAATGGCAAGTGGATCATTCCGCAAGCATCAACATATTCTGCCGAATCATGGCTGGAGCATGAAGGCTACGGCGCAATGCGCTTGCTCGGCCTTCTTGATCTGGAAGTGCAATTCATGCAGGCAGGCGCAATCCCGCCAAAGATGCAAGCCGTGCGCGCTTGGATCAACACAATCCGTGCGGGGTATTCCACGGAGCGCAGCGATTGGCCGAATGCGCCACACACTTTCGAGCAAACAATGCAGGAGGCAACGACATGGCAAAAGAACTAAACACAGCACAACCGACAAGCGGCCTTTCCATCACCGCGCAACTTTTCCAGACTGGCATCACGGTCGGCGCAGCGATCACTTGCGGCGAAGTCGGCACAACGAGATTTTACTCTGGCGACATGCCAGCAATTACGGCGGGAACCTATCAGGTTGTTTTTTATTCAAGCGCGATCACTCCTGTATCCTCTGGCGTTATAGCATGGAATGGTAGCGCCGAAATTCTTGTGAATGATCTCTCGACTGCAACAACTGCAGGAACTGCTCAAGCTGTCTGGGATCGTGCAATCACCGCCATCACAACAAGCAGCACTATCGGCACGCTCCTAAAAACAAATATCGACGCCACAATCTCAAGCCGCAGCACCGCCACCACCGCAGGCATCGCAGATGCCGTATGGGATGAAGTGCTGAATGGATCAAGCCACAACATCGCAAGCTCGGCAGGCAAGCGCCTTCGCATCCTCGATGAAGAGCGCATCATTGCTGAAGGTCAGGTGCAAAGCGCCACCACTAGCACTGTCACGCTTGAGTCGATCGGCACTCTGTGCGTCGGGCAAACGATCATCGTCACAAACCAAGACACCGACGAGAAACAGGCGCGCTTTATTCTTGCTTTCGATACCGGCACCGACACCGCCACCGTAGATTCTAACTGGTGCGTCGTGCCGACGGCAGGCGACGAGTATTTACTCACCACGGTGCGTGATCCTCTCGTTACGCGGGGAGATCACCCAACTGGAACTGTCGGCGCGGAGATCGACGAAATGTATCTCATCCACGGCCTCAAAGACGGCGAAGCTCTCACCGTCACGCCAACAAGCCGCACCGCTGGCGCGATCGCACAAACGATCAGCGGTGACGGGACAACAACGACGACAGTTTCTCGCGACTGATGACAATTCTTACCAGCCTGCTCATCGCTACGCAGGGCTTGCTGCCAAGCCCTACGCCACTGTCGATCGGCTCGCAGGGATTGCTTCAAATCCCAAGCGGCCCACCGCCGCCGCCGCCCATCGTGGCCCGCGATCTGCCGGGCAGCTTCTACCGCGAGCGTCAGCGAGTCGTTGTTGAGATCAAGCGCGGCGTTGTTGGCAAGCTTAAAGTCGGCGAAGCGCAGGTTCAAATTTCTAGTGCGGTCGGTGTTGTGGGTGCGAGAGCGTCATCGGCAATCGGGCCGGTGGCGCTCTCCATTTCCGCGCAGGTTCCTGTCCAGGGAATGGCGACCAACATCTCAGCCAATCGCACGAAGCCGCACATCTCGACATCGTTTGAGATCGTCGGTTGCCGCGAAGAAAACGAGCTTGAGATTCTAATGCTCGCACAGGCTGCTTTGGAAGAATTTTACCTTGACGATATCATTAATCGATACAATGATTGATCTTGCCGGTGGAGCATCGAGGGCGGTTCGCCACTAAGTCGTAGCTCTTGGGGCGGGTGCAAGCGTCCGTATGGGCGACTGAATCCCTTACTTGTCTGAAAGAATACAAGGAAGCGCATCGAGCAACCGAGCGACCTGGACTCCATCGGCCCTCTATTTTTCAAAATAGAACGGTTTTCGGCGTCATCCCGAGGAAAAATCTCGGTATCGACCCAAAAACCGGCCGGGATAGACAAATTTTCTGTTTATCTCGCCCTTTTCTTTTGACATCGCCGCCTTCGCATGAGCGACATCATCGAAGGCGTTTCCGTCATTAGCGTAGGCGAAGCCAAGGGCCACGGGCTTTTTGTGGATCGCATTACATTGCAGGAAGTGAAAGCTTGTGCGGAGACTTATGCTGGCGGAGTCAAGGTAAATCTGGATCACGGCGCAGGGATCAAAGACATTGTTGGATTCTGCGACAATTTTCGCATCATCGCAGATAAACTCGTCGCCGATCTAAACCTTCTCCAGAACGCCGAGCGCCGGGAATATGTGCTAGAGATCGCCGAGAAGCTCCCCGACACCTTCGGAATCTCAATCGCTTTCTCTGGCCCTGTGCGTGAGATCGACGGCAAACGCTTTGCAAGCTGCGAAGAACTTTACAGCGCTGATCTCGTTCAAACGCCCGCTGCGAATCCGACCGGCCTTTTCAGTTTCGAGGCAAAGGCAGTTGACAAAAATCTCACCAATATGGAAGACGAAAAAACCCAAGCTGAAGAGATCAAAGACGAGATCGATATCTCCGACATTCTCTCCCGACTCTCCGCTCTTGAAACCGCTTTCGGCGACTACAAGAACAAAATGGAAGAGATGCCCGAAGAGAAAATGGCTGAAGAGAAAAAGGACGAAGAGACTGAAATGTCCAAGCTCTCCGCCAAACTCGACACGATTATCTCCAACTTCGGCTCCGCTCCCATGAAGGGCAGCGCCACCGCCGAAGAGAAGCCCGCCGCCAAGTTTGATCTGAAGGCTCTCATCGAAAACAAAACTTCCGAACTCGGCAGCAAGACCGCCGCGATCAAATTCGCGATGAGCAATCATCCCGCCGAATACATCGCCCTTCGCGATTCTAACCAACTCTCCAATCTCTAATCATCATGGCTACACAAATCGACAATACATATCGGAGCTTCTCGTTCGCAACTGCGATCTCCGCAAACACGCTGGTGCGAGTCTCCGGCGATAACGCAGCCGCCGCACTGGTCACCGCCAGCGAAGTCATCGGCGTTGTGCAAGAAGATGTTTCTGCTTCCGGCATCGGCAGCGTGAAACTTTTCAGCCCAACTCAGTTCGGCTTGGTCTCTCCCGGCCCCGTGACTGCGGGACTCAATGTTTTCGCTACAACTGGCGGCGTGGTTGTTGGAACCCTTCTCACCAGCGGCATCACTCTCGGCACCGCGATCAATTCTGGCGCAACCGGCGATGTGATCGAATACGCCTGCAAACTTTAATCTTTAAGGAAAAACTACCATGGCACTAACAACCACCACCATCCGAGGCGACATTGCCCAGGCCGTTTACGAAGGCCGCAGCAATCGCCAGAACCTTTTCATCGGCGCGGAAGTCATGCCCATCTATGTGGCTGATGTTCGCTCTGGCGAATATCTCAAGATCAATCTCGGCCAGTCCGAAGCATTGAACGACGATGCTACGAAGATCGCCGCAGGCAGCGCCTATCCCCGCGTTTCCCGCAAATTCGTCAGCGACACATTTGCCGCTACGGAATACGGCCTTGAGGAAATCCTTCCTGACGCTACTCAGCGCGATCTCGCTCGCTTCCTCGATGTTGAGGTTGCCGTTGCCGACATGCTTCTGAACCAGATTCAGATCGGCCACGAAGCCCGTGTCGCCGCGCTCACCTATGCCGCGAATGGATTGACCGCCATCTCTGGCACTGGCTCGACTGCCGCTTACACCGAGGCAAATATCACCACATTCGATCTTCCCGCCGATGTGGCCGCTGGCAAATTGGAACTCGCCAAATATGGTGTGCTTCCCAACACGCTCGTCATGTCTGCGACTCTGTTCGAGCGCGTTCGCCGCTCCACCAAGGTGCAGAATCAAATGTTCGGCGTTGTCGCCACTAACAGCACCCGCTTGCTCTCTGAGCAGGAAGTTGCTCAGGCCGTCGGCGTCGACAAAGTTCTCGTTGGACGCGCTCCCAAGAACTCCGCGAAGAAAGGCCAAGCCTACAGCGGTTCGTTCGTGTGGAATGACACCTATCTGGCCTTGGCCTATACTTCCGGTGGTGAGTTCGCCGCTGGTGGATTTGGCCGCACCATCCTCTGGGGTGCTGACAGCCCCGTGCCTTTCGTTGCGGAAACCTACCGCGACGAGGCCCGCCGCTCGAATGTGCTGCGCGTCCGCCAGCATGCGAGCGAGAAAGTGATTGACGGATCGAGCATCATCCGCATCACGACTGGCCTGTAAGTTTGGACAGTTTGGTTTTTGTGTTTGCAGAAACCCGCCCTCGCAAGGGGGCGGGTTTTCTGTTATTGACACGCCAGCCTTTTTAGACATGAATCAAAAAAAGAAGTTAGTCGCCGCATTCATTACCGGGAACGAAGAGGAACGCATCGCTCGATGCGTTGAGAGCTACAAGAAAATCTGCGACGAGATTGTCGTCGTTCGCGCAATCGGATCGCTAACACCAGATCGCACGCTCGACATTGCCAAGGAACTTGGGTGCGTCACCGCTGAATATTGCAACTCGCCACTCTGCGAAGATTGGCCGCATCTCGACAACTTCGCAGCCGCCCGCAACCAAGCGATGAGAGCCGCCTACAATCTCGCAGGCGAAGACGGCTGGGTGATGTGGGCCGACATCGATGACATCCTTCCAGAGTCCCAAATCGATCCGCACCTGAAGGCGCTCGCAGAATGCCCAGAAGATTGCGACTGGATTCTGACGGATTATGTAATCCCCGAACAACACAAGCGTGCGCCACGGGAAAGGTTTTTTCGCTATAAAACCGGATGGTGGTGGAGGCCGGTGCACGAGAACATGCACCCGACGAAGACAATCAAAATCTGGAGCCGCCGCGATCTGGAATCCGCGCACCACAAGCCGCCGCTTGGAAGGCGTCCAAGCAACGAGCGCAACACTCGCATCCTTGAGTTCAACGATCAATTCACGCCGAACATCAAGTTTTACCTGCACTACGAAAAAATGATCCAAGGCCAGCGCGAGCAGGCAATCCGCTACGGCGCGGAAACCCTCGCGCTAAAATCTGTTGATGCCGTTCACCGCTACGAGACGATGGTGAATATGTCGAACATGACGGATGGCGATACGGCCCTGCGATTCGCCGCCGCTGCCGAGAAGCTCGATCCAAATCGCCGCGAAGCAATCGCGCTGCAGGCGTCGATTCTAATTGACCAAGGCAAAGCCGATGAAGCTCTCGCCGCGCTGGATCGCATGGAGAAGATTCCCGTCCCATCATTCCCGCAATGGACGCACCGCGCCGAATATTACGGGTGGAAGGCGACTCGCCTTCGTGCCTGGGCGCTTCGCATGGCGGGCAAGGCGAAGGAAGCCTTCGCGCTGGAGGCTGACTTGTTAAATAGCTCACAAGGCCCAAGGATCAGCATTCTCCACGCGACAAGGGGAAGGCCGCTGCAGGCCGTGCAGACGATGAGTCTGTGGCTTTCTCGCGCCAAGAATCCCGCTGCGATCGAATACATCTTTGCCGTGGATGCTGATGATCCCACCGCCGCGCAGTTGCAACGCTTCGGCGGTGTGGCGCAGGATCGAGATGGCGGGGCCGTGGGCGCGTGGAATCTAGCGGCATTTCATTCGACGGGCGATATCCTTGTGCAGATGTCTGACGATTGGGAATGTCCTCCGGGCTGGGATCAAATGATCATCGATCGACTCGACATTGAGTCAGAAAAATGTCTACGAATTTCTGACGGAAAGCGCACCGATGAGCTTCTGCCGATGGCAATCGTGACACGCAAACATTATGATCAACACGCATTATTCAATCCCAGATTCAAGAATCAATTTTCAGATGCCGAGTTCACCATTCGTGCGCAGAAGGCCGGTTCGATCGTGGATGCGCGGGACATTGTTTTCGCTCACCATCATCCTGCTTTCGAGCCGAGCATTCCGGTGGATGACACGCATCGCCGGATGTCTGATCCGCAGGAACGCGAGCGGGCGCAAGCAATCTTTGAAGAATTAACCACATGAAAAAAATAACACTACTCCACGCAACCCGTGGCACGCCGGGGCGTGCGCTCGCAACAAGAAGCGATTGGTTCGCGAAAGCAAACAACCCGGAAAACATTGAGCATATTTTCGGCATTCAAGCCGATGACAACGCAAGTCTGGCCGCATTTTGCGACTTCCCCTTCGCCGTGAGCGTCCCGCCGCCAGAGTGGGCATCATCGAGCGTGGCAAACTGGAACACCGCCGCCGCGCTTTCAACTGGTGAAATCCTGATCGTCATTGCTGATGATCTCACTCCGCCGATTGGCTGGGACGATCAAATTCAGAAACTGCCGGCAGGAAATCTTTCGTGGGCCTGCTATGTTCCCGACACCGTGCGCGATGACGGCCTGATGTGCCACCCTGTTCTTTCCCGCGAACTCTACTCGCGCCGAGGCTATGTTTTTCATCCAGAATTCTACGGCGTTTTCTGCGACAACGATTTCACAGTGCGCACGCAGTTGGAGGCAACAATCCT